AAATATATAATCTAGTAAATATATAATCTAGTAAATATATAATCTAGTAAATATATAATATATGCGGTCTGCAAATACATTATCTAAAGCACTTGCGATATCATGTGGCGTGGTATTTGCATTGTGTATCGGGTTAAGTGCGTATTTAGTAAGTGCTAAGAAAGGCGAAATTAATGATACAAATTTTACAGTATCGCAATCTCTAGCATTTGGTAATAAATATGCAATGGTACCATTATTATTATTATCTGCTGGCATTTTAGGTTATTTAATCTATTATAGAGGAGGTGAATACGTTGCATTTAGGTTATTTCTAATATCAATAATATATTCTTTAATTATTACCATTGTGTGGGTGACAACATTTTATAGTAGGAACGATCATTATATTTTAGCGGGAATTATATTTGTATCAGTGCTTATAAATATTGTATTAACAAGCTTTGTAATTTATAATGGACTAAAAATAAAAAGTAAAAAAGCAGAAATTATTTTAAAATTACTGCCATTATTGGCTTCTGTTGGTGGTGCTGGGCTATTTATAAGTAAAATCGGATATATTGAGGATAAAGTCGTACAATTATTCCCATCATTTGAAAACTATATGATATTAATCCAAGGAGCTTCTATACTAGCACTCGGATTTATCTAAACTATAAACTATAAACTATAAATTATAAATTTTCCATTTTGCGTTTTTTCAATGCATTTTCAATCCTTTCAACGTCTGTTTGGGAATAGGACTTATGTTTTACTTGACATAACGGAACCCATTTATCAAATACATCAGAATATCGACATTCCATACAAATATTAAGACTGTCAACATCAGATTTATTAAATATTTTTGATAGGAAATGACTATTTTTCATATTTGGAACTAGTGCTATACCATATTTTATTAAGTCATCCGACCTATCTTTAACATATAGATTATAAATATCCGAAATTTGAGTTGATAATACTCGGAAAACCACATTATCTGGATGTATCGAGTGGCTCCGTTCTTCGCTTTCTACCATTTTTTCATTAGCGATAATATTTCCATCCCGACGATTATTACTAGAACGATTATGATTGTCATTACTATGACGATCGCTATTGTAATTCTCAGCATCATAAGAATTATCGCCATATTTTTCAATGGGTTGATTCTTATTTTGTGTCGTATCCCACAAATCATATGCCTCAACTTTCACGGCATTTTCGATTTCTTCGTTTGACATGATTTTAATCTGTTGTTCTCTAGGTATAATAAATCCGTAATTAGAATATGCGGGATTTAGAGTATTAAATATAATTCCCCTACAATAATATGAAAGACTTGGCATAAATTTATCAACCATATATTTGTAATCAGCATACATAAATAACTTTTTTACTTGTAAAGGGCATACTTCTATTTCACGGTTTTCAGTGTAATTATTCAGTAAAATTTTATTAATAATTTCATATCGCGATATAATATTGAGATTTGACATTAATTCGCCTTTATAAACTATAATATCAGAAAGGATAAATTGCCATCGTCTTTGTGTGTCTTTAACTAATTCTCCAGTAAATACAGTGCCGTCAAATAGCTCATCCGCGAATTGATATTTAACACAGTGTATTTTCGGATAATCATATCCATCTTTTAATTTGCGATCAATATATAAACAGCAATTCACACCGTCTATTCTAGTCAAATAAAGTAGATATGGATTACCACCTGTTAATAAAGATAATACATGTTGATGAAAACGGACATTTTTAAACCAATTTGGACGTAGTACAGTAAATGCCCGATTCACAGTTTGCACTCCATATCTTTTATCTAGAAAATCTAATAGTCCCCCTTTGAAAGCATTGTCATTTACATTACTACATTGTTTATCACAAAATGAAATATCAGATAATTTATCTACTAGCGAAAGCCCGAATTTGGCAGTTTTATCAATTGTTGGTTGGTCTCTTTGACGATTCATATTAAAATGATTTTATAAAATTTAAGTAATTTGATGATGTATGTGTATAATAAACTATGATTTAATATCAAGTTATTTCTTAAATCAATTTTTGTGTTGATATTGCAAAGATATTGTAAAAAAGATATTGTATATTAAAATTATTAAAAGATATTGTATATTAAAATTATTAAAATTATTAAAATATCGGTAAATTATAATAATAGGGAATTATGAAACATACAATAAAACATCATATAAAAAACAAAAGAAGTAGTAAATTGCCATATCCTGGTTATATAGATACGGATACTAGTATAAATATGAGTGGGGCGGGGCTTGGTAATTGGTGGCGTCATAAGAAAATGATGTGGAAATTCGAGAAGTTGATGAATAAAATGAGGAAAGGGGAGAGGAAGATTGAAAAATATTTACTGGCATTAGATGATTTCCATACCAAATATAAATTATATGATTCGAAAATTACAGCCGGAAATGCAGAATTATATAATGCGATGCGTATTAATTATATTTACAAGCTACAGTTGAAAGATATTGAAGATAGTAAAGATTCTGAAGGCAAAAAGCCGTTGAAAAGCATGATATCTAGCAATATTAATAAAATTGAGACAAAAATAACTATTCTTAAAAGAGAGCTGATAGTAAATTTCGAAAGAAATGATAGCAAAGATTTTAACGAATTTCTTAAATTAGGGAAATCATTAGAGCCGAAACTTAAGAAATTCAATGAATATTTAAAAGAAATTGAAAACTTTAAGACTAAATATCAAAAAGAAATTAATTATGCAGAAATTGCTGATAAAACAAGTGTTTCTGTGGAACTCGGGGATTTTGAAGATTTAAAAGGTGAAAAAAGTAAATCAACACAGAAAATACAAAGTCGAGTGACAAAATATAGAAAGGATTTTGACAAAATACAAAATTTAAATAGTGATTATTTCGATAAGATATTTAAGGGTAAGAGCAAAGCCGAAAGTTTAAAAAGCAAAATAGAGCAATTGAAAAATCATATTGATGGTATGTCATTAAGCAAATTAGAAGGCAATAAAAAACCCTACGAAGAATGGAAAGCTATGGGTGAAAAATTCTATGAAGCCCTCTCCCAGTTTGTAAGTCAGAAATTTGTAAAATCTGCTGAAACAATCAAACTAAATATAGGAAACATCAAGCGCATTTATAGAGAAACCGCCAATCCAACAATCCAAACTATGGTTGTTCCCGAATTTGAAAAAGCAGAGCAAAACGCAAAGAGTGCAATGGAGATTTATAAAACATTAACTAAGGAAATGGGGAGGATTAGAAATAATTTCATTAATTTTGCAAAGGCAGATGAATTAGAGAATGACTTATCAACTTTAACGGAATCTATGATGGCGGCAACTAGCAGAATTAGCAGTATAGCAGATTTCTTGAAAGAATACTCGACAGATGGAGGGAGTTGGAAAACCTATTTTAGTAATATATCTGGTGGTGGAGGTAATATGGTTGGGGGTGACAGATTTTCTGATACGCTTAATGATTTTGCTTTTGGTGGTCATGGTCCGGGTAAAAAAGCAACTTTACTCGGTCCGTCCTTTTATAGACGTTATGCAGATGCCCTAATAAATAAATATAAAGAGGAAAAGAAGATAACGGATGAAATCACCAACGGCGTAGATGATAAGGGAAATGCAATTACCCATTCTGACGGAAGTGATATTGAAGGAATTAATATGCTTACCGCACGTCTAGATGGCTTTAAACTTCAGGAAGTTGGCCTTAAAATTGATCTTGATAAATCGGAAACTATCCTTAAAAAACATAAAACAGATTTTCCCACCCCAGCACTGTTGGCAGCGGCAGTTGGTGAACAAGCCATTAGAACCGGTTTCATTACTACTAACGATAATAATAAACTTCAGCTTACCAATATAACCAACCTAATTAAAGGCATTACATCAAAGTTAGATACATTAAATACTCGCCTTGCAACGGAAATATATAATATAAATACAAAATACTCTGCTGAGAAAATTGAAATAATTAATGATATATACAAATATTTAGAAGATAATTATGGTATTTCTTATGACAAGTATGCCGAAAATAAATATACGGGGTATTTTAAACTTACTGGAGACGGTTCATATACACATTCTAAACTTCCTACCGTTAAATTTTCATTAAAAACGGATATTAAAAACTACGATTCAAATAAATCTTATTTAATACCAATATTAAACGATGCAGGCGCATCAACAAATTATTATGTTTTAGTCCCAGCAATAATACAATTTCAGAATAATAGTTCTACAAATATGACAAACTTATATATAGTGTATATGAGTAGTAAGCATGCTAAAGATCGACTTGATTTTATTCATCCAGATACTGGTCTGGCAATAATTTATAATGAAGTTGATGGAAATGATATTAGTGGCGCTCTGTGCTCGAAGTTAAATGAGATATATATATCTCAAATGTTGAATAAAAAATTATTTGAAGAAGATACAAAATTAGATCTTATACAAATTAAAGATGTTTGGAATTATTTTTTCGGTATCAGATCTGATGGCAGACTATTTGATGGTATGGACAATTGTACACCTCCCTTTAAATTAGTGCAATATTTTCATACAGTAAATAAAAATAACATATCATATAGACATGAATTTATAATTAATATTATACATAAATGGGATAGCCCAGTTTCAAAATTACCAAACTATGAAAAAGCTAGGACTGAATTAAAAACAATTACTGACAAATATAAAGCACTTAGTAGTACCTTTTCAACAATAAAAGGTGATGGTAATAAAATAAATTTAGGTAAAAGCGTAATAAAAGAATATGACCCCACTAACACATCTACTGATAGCACTTCAGGTACATCAGGTGGAATAGGACTTGGCACAATTGGAACAACTCCCGCGACTTATACTGAACAAAATCCAGAGGGGGAGAGACTAACAGCACAATTAACTAGGGAAGTATTTGGAGAAATTCAAACTTATGAAGAAAAGATTCAAGAGGAGATAGGCAAATTTCTAAAATATACTAAAATAAGTTCTACTTCTAAAGGTCAAACACCAGAGGCACTACTTAATGACATCAGTTCATATATTAAAAAATTGATGTTAATTGAACATGAATTTAAAGACTTTAAAGAAGCTAAAACAGTCGACCAAACTATGATTGGGTGGGATTTACAAGAAACTATGACAAATAAAAATATAGATACGGACAGAAGCGGAATTATGGAATTGAAAAGTAAGTTGGATACCCAATATAAAGATGTTTTAGAAACTGATTTAAATGTTTATAAAGATTCAAACCCACTCTTATATATGAGAAAAGTTCTACAAAAGCAAGACCCAGGAATTTCTGCACTTCAAGACTCAGGCTATTTCGCAAAATTTCTAAACGAAAAAAGTAATTTGACAAAGTTGACTACAGGTTTAATAAATCCAAAGGAAGCCTATGATATTGAGTGCGGAATTGCGAAAGTATATGAAGCGTTTGTAAAAAGAGATAAAGATACTTCAAATCCAAATCCAATTACATTTGGGAATGACGCAACATATCAATATTCCATGATTCAAAAAGCAGAAGAGTGTAAGAAAAAAAAGCAAAATGATAAAAACAAAAAAGAAAAAGAAAAAGATCGAAAAGCTGGATATAAAGCACCTGGAGATGGAGATGGAGATGGAGTTGGAGATGGAGATGGAGATGAAAATAAAGGTAGGATTAAAAGTAAGAAGAGTAAAGGTGGCAGTAGAAGGACTTTAAAATTATCATCAAAACGTAGAAAGACCATTAAGAAAAGAAAACCTAAACATCATATCATCAAAAAACATTAAAAACATTAACTCAATTAAATTTAATAGTTTTTCTCATATTTTAGTAATAGTAATAATAATAATACTTATAATAATACTTATAATAATAGTAAATAGTAAAAATGAATAAAGAAATATATTTGACGCTAGTGGTATTTACAATTGCAATAATATTTATATCATATACTTTGTATAATTATTATACTTTAAATACGGAAACAGTATTGACTGGATATACATATCTTCCAAAAAATCTGGCTAGTGATGATCCAATCGCTAGAATGCAAGTAGAACATCGGGCAGATTGTGCCGTCCAATGTGTAAGAGATACATTATGCGACGGATATACATATGATACAGATAGCCAAATGTGCACGACAACACACGACGGTTTATTACGCAAAGACAATAATAATAACATCGCATGGGAAAAAACAGAAATGTCTTTAGGGCAATTATTTATAAAAACTCTATTGGCTGGATATATTAGTACAGATTTACGGATTGCTAAAGTAAAATTGCCAAGTCCATCTATGTATAATAATTGTATGTTTTCATTTTGGGTTCATGTTCGCGATCACTATAAAAACTTCGAATTTTGGAAACACGTAATGCATAAAGGCACTGAACCAGATGGCATTATAAACTATCGTGATTGGGATGATCTAGCAGTCGATTTCCCTGACCAATATATTGGAGCATGGCTAGCACCATTTACTAATAATCTCAGGATTTGTATAACAACAATTCAAAATGATACTAGACAACTAGAATATTATGACTTGCTAGATGTGCCAATTAATAAAGCTTTTTTTGTAGGAGTTGTTATTAAAGAAAAATATCTAGAAATCTATACAGATGGCAAATTGCAACATGCTATATTATTAGTAGGAGAACCTGAATTTAATAACGGTGATTTATTTATAAAATATGATAAAACTTTTAATGGATCACTTTATAATGTAAATTATATGGCATTGCCAGTTGGCTATACTGAAGTCCTTGGTATGTATGACGAAAAACCTAGAATGGAATAAACACTAAATTGAATTTGATTATTCGAGTAATACAGAGTTTGATAACAGACCCTGATGAATTACTTCATTTGTTGGTTCTAACATATCAACCTTTTTACTTTTGATTACTTTTTTACTCTTCTTCTTACTTTTCTTATTACTCTTCTTCTTACTCTTCTTATTGCTCTTCTTATTGCTCTTATTACTTTTCTTACTCTTTGGCTTATTGCTCTTTCGCTTCTTACTCTTCTTTTTACTAGTTTTTATTGTTTTGAAAAGTTTATCTTCTTCTTCTGGCAAAGTATCAACCCGTTCTAACTCATTTTGAAGTTCGTGGTCTAGCAACATATTATTCTTATGATTGTTCTTATGAGCGTTCTTATGATCGTTCTTATGATTACTCTTTTTGTGGGATTTCACATTCTTTTTGTGCTTTTTGACTAATTCATCAACATGTTCTACCGTATTATTATTATTATTATTATTATTATGGTTTTTATGATTAAGTGTTTTCATATTTGAATCTGCAAATACTTTAAGTTGTTCACCAGTGCGTTCTGCGGTGAATTCATCAACTTCTTGGTTATCATTAAACATCTTAACAGTGGGAAAGCCTCTAATTTCCGGTGTTTTTTCTAGAGAACTAAAAAAGTTATTCTCGACATCAGCGACATTTAGTCCTTTTGGAATTGAACGCGTGAATTTTTTCCATTCAGGTTTCATTTGCTGACAATGACCGCACCATTCAGCATGAAATAAAACTAGCCATGGTCCATGTTTCATTTGTTTTGACAACATAGTTGCATCTTCTGGGCTTTTAACACTTACTAACATCTGAATTATAAATTACTAATTATTAATTA